GTGTGAATCTGACCAACTGGTCCTGTCATTGGCTGAACGCCTACCAATTCGTTAGCGATAACGGTTGGCATAACACGACGGATAACTGGAAGAATCACACGGTTTAGAGTAGCGATGTTACCAGCTGTTGTAGTACCGGCTGAACTTTCAGCAAGTAACTGTTTTTTGGTGTTTTCTAAGATAACACCCATTGTTGAACGGCGAGTTCCTTTTAGACCTTCTAACAGGGCTTCTTTGGTCTCGTTCCAACGTCCTTCTAATAGTACTTTTGACATTTTAATTTCTCCTAATCTATGTCTTTAATTTTAAAGCCCTGCCAGGCGTTTGATATCGATCACGTTATCACGTTGATCCATATCGACTTCTTGTGGTTTGGCAGATTTATCACCAGTTACTTCTTTAACACTTTCACGTAGAGTTGTCTTGTTAGATTTTCTCTCTGATCCGTTGTTTAGAACTGCTGGTAGATACTTATCGAAAGTGTTTTGTAACTTTGCAGTTTGTACACTCTCTAGCAAGTCCTTCATTACAGTTGCCTTTTCTTCGTTTAATGGAGCAAGTAAATCACTCATCATTTTTTCACGTTGATTAGACTCTTTAATGATACGAACTTCACGTTCTTTTGATTCAATCAATTTCTTAGATTGATTGATTACTGTGATAGATTCGGCTAGTTGTTGATCTTTCAACTGTAGTGCATTCATTAGTTTACGTGTTTCAGCTTTGTCATTTAAATGAGTAACTGAGAACTCGCTTGCGAAACTTTCAAATATTCTACGTCCAAAATTGTTCTCACGAGCAACTTTGATATCTTCCTTCAACTGACCCAATTCACCCTTAAGATGTTTAGTTACAACTGCGTTCATTCTCTCGGCAGATTCGGTCACGAAACGTGACTTCAATCTTTCAAGTTGTTGACGACCTTCGGCAACTAACTTGACCTTTGCTTCAACTACAGCTTGTTTGTCTTGTGCGAATTCTTTAATTTCACGTGCTAGTGCATGAACAATAAATTGTTCTAACTTGCCTTGACTTTCCATTTGTAGCTTGCGTTCACTGCGTAATTCTTTGATTTCTTCAGCTAGTTTAGTAACCATGAATTCATTGAATTTAGTTGCGCTTTCACGCAATTGTTGTTTAGCTTGTACGCGGTCTTCGTTCATTGCTTGTCTTTCAACTTGAAATTCTTCAATTTCAGTTGTTAGACCTTCGGTAACCATTTTATCTAGGGCTTCTACCATCACGCTTCTGTCATGTGTATAGCGTTGTGCGAATTCTTCTCTTAATTCTGCACGTACTTGTTCTTTGGCCTCAACTAATTTAGACTCCCAGGCTTCGTTTAATTCACGGCCTATGTCTTCATTAATAAGTCCACTTTCCAGTAATGGCTTGATAGCATCAAACATGCTGTTTCCCCTTATTTAATTTTAAGTTCATTGATGAGGCGCATTACTTCCCCTTTCAAGAACTTTTCTACTTTTTTGTTGCCCTGAGCATCTTTTGCAATGTCCAACAATCTATGACCATGACGCATGTTCATCATGCCTTCATATATTGCTTTAGGATATGCATTAGGTGCGCTTGGTTGTGCAACAATGTCCACAGTGACTATCTCAAAGTCACTAACTTTACCGTTCATGTCGTCTACGTTACCGCTACCACGACTTGAAACGCCGAGTTTCACACCACTCTCCAACATGGTTGCAACAAGTTGCCCCATTGGAGTTGGTAATATTTTTAATTTGCCGAAGCCGTTAGCGCCGTCCATCCACATGCTTGTAATCATATGTGATACACGGTCTAGGTTAATCTTTAAGTCATCTGGGTGATCAACTTCTCCTAAGACAGAATGTCCTTCAGAGATTTGATCGTTTAATGCTTGTACTGCGGCTTCAATTTCGGAAACAGGGTAAACACGCTCGTTAGCGTTTTTTACCCCGCCCTGAATGAAGATGCCCTTCATATAAAGGTTCTTCTTATCGCCTTCACTTACACTTTCAACCACCATGCTTGCGCGGTCAAATGTCAAGTGTTCTTTGAGATACAAAGCCATTTCTCTCAAATTCCTTATTTACGTAATTTACGTGATTCAGCTACTGGGCTACGTGTACCTGATGCAGCATCTTTAGTTACTGGCTTGGGAGTAGACTCTAAATCTTGGGTTGCTTGTGCGGGAGCATTTTTAAATGATCCTGCGCCTTTAACTTGTGTCTCACCTTTGCTGTATGCATTAGTTGGGCCTTTTGGTCCTGTTGGATTAGATTCTGCACCACCAGAGAAATTAACTGGCCTAGAGTCCATTCCAGCTTGTCCGCTGTTTTGTAAACTTGTGCTTCTTGTGTTTTGACCATTGTCGCCGTGAGTTACAGAAACTTTCTTCAAAACAATTGCTTCCATCATAGCTTCTTCATCAGCCATATCCATTTCGTCATCCATGTTGTCAGCATCATTATCACTTGCGCCACCCATGTTGTCTGCATCTGGTTCTGCATGACCATCTTCGTTGCCCATGATTTCTTCAAATTCAGCCATTAACTGGTCTAATTTATCTTCAATGCTTATTAGACGGTCTTCAACACCTTCTTCATCATCCATGTCCATGTCATCATCTGTGTCAATGTCAACAATTTCGTCATCACCTTCATCATCAAATTCAATGTCGGCATCTTCTTCTTCGCCTAGACCTTCGTGTTCAGCGGAGATTTCATCCATCATCTGACCTACTTTACCGCCCATGCCTTCTTCCATAGACTCTTCGTCCATCATTGATTCATAAATTTCGCGGGATTTTTCAACCACGATATCGTGAAATAATGCACGTGCTTGTTCGTCACTCTCGTTGATAATCAAATCAATCAGTTGTTCAAATTTTCTGTTGTCCATTGTGTTTCTCCTATGTAAATGGCTAGTATATGATATTTAGTGTGTAGTCACCAAATGTACTCAATAACACTGCATTTTTTGCGTTTTTTGTAAATCTTTAGCGATTTACGGAGAAATATAGCCAGTTAGACTGTGGGAGCCGCTGCTTCGGCTGCTTTGCCGTATTGTGTGTGAACTTTTTTCAAATGCTTTTGACGTTCAAAATTTCTAACATCCATCATTTTACGTAGCTTGCGTATCTGTCTTAATGTTAATTTAGTCTTGCGACTTTCTTTCCATTTAGGCTTACTGTTGTCAGCAGCAACATCTTGGTAGCCTTCTACAGCTGGATTAAACATTTCATAAAGGTTCATAGAATAGTATTTATCACTTTACATACCATTCGCGCCGGGAGCGGGCATTCCACCAGGAGTATTACCTGCAGTTCCTACTGGGCCTGCTACTTCCATACCCGGTGCACCTTCTTCGCCTTCAGGAGGTGGATTTTCCAGTTGGTCAGCAGTTTGACTATCAGTTTCTAAATCACCTGCACTGACACCAATATTACGTAAGTCACTGCCTTGTGGTTCAATATCATCGTCTTTATCATTTTCTTCACGCCACATTTTCTCGTTCTTAGTAATTTCATCTTCGGTTAATCCTAAGAATCTTTCTAATGAGAATCTCTTACTCATATAAGGAAATGCTTCCATTGAAGTAAATGTACTTACACGTGCATTATCTAGTTCACTTTGGCGATAGGCAGCAAAGTTTTGTGGTGGATTAAATTCTAGTGTAAACAGTCCACTGTCAATATTAAACCCTCTCCAACGTAAGAATAACTTGAATTCTTCGTCTAGTTTTTGACTCATATACTTCTGTAGTCGTTCGCAATATTGATTAAAACGAAACTCTTGAATCATTGCTGTACCAACACGACCATCACTTAATGGTGTTGTATTGTCATCAGGACCAGTAGGTAAGTAACTACTTGGAACACGTAGTCCACGTGCCAAACGATTATTGAAGTATTTCAAATCATCAATTTCACCAAGATTTTGTCCACCGGGTAGAACTTCAACACTAGAACCACGACCATCAGCCGTGACCGGGAAGAAGTAATCTTCATTCATTGATAACGGATTGTATGTAGCATCAACTATTGCTGAACCACCGTGTGTACTTGGAATACGTCTTTGATGTATCTCATTCTTAATACGTTCTACAAAAGCCATAGCCAAATGACTTGGCATATTACCAACGTCAATTTTAAACATTCTACGTTCTGGAGCACGTTGTACACGATAGATAAGAACAGCATCTTCTAGCAATTCTTTCTGCTTATAAACTTTAAAAATATTCTCTAGGATACTTTGACCAAAAGGCCAAAATCTGTCTAGTCCTTCTGTTAAACTCAAGTGAACAACGTGTTTAGCATCAATAGCACTTTCACTTTGTCCTAGTGTAAAACGACTACCGGTTGTGTTGTAGGGCATGGCTGGAACTGTATATCCACCACTGCCTCCTCCTCCACCAGTACCACCTAATCCAGTTGCTGGATTAGCAGCAAAGTCTGTGTTGGTTTTTTGTGCTACAGTAAGATTTTGTAAGTTAATATTAATGTCTTTGATAACATATTGTTCGGGTAATTTACCTTCACTTTCGTTAACAATAACTTTAATAACTTTAGTCATGTCGATCCAAAACAACTTGAATGTTTCTGGATCACGTACAAAAACTTGATCGCCATATTTTACTACATTGCGAAATATCTTAAATGTTCTTGTACCAAATTCATTTAGTTTACACCATTGTTGCAATTGCTTCTTTAGCAAGTCTACTTCATGCGGAGTAGGATCTTCTGAGAATTGTAAATTGAACGGTGTATCATTGTGTTCATTTTTCTGTGTGCTAAACTCTGCTAGAATGTCTAAACATGCGTTAATTTCAGCATCAACGTCCATCATTTCATATTGATTATATCGTTCAATACGGTTTGGATGCCCTGTATAAACTTCAGGTAAACGACTTTGATAGTTCTTATAACCCATTTCATGATTATTCCAACCACCCGTAGAAGAACCATTTTGTCCTGGGCTACCATTCCATGCACCGGTGTTGCTGTTGCCACCACCTATAGGACTTGATATACCGCTCTTGTTTGTGAATCGTTTTTTGTATGACATATTAATTGCTTTATCTAGTATTTAGTGTTAAACCCTAGAATACTTTAATAATTTATCGGACGTATCATTACCCACATTTATTGCATCAATCAAATCGTCAAATTTACCTTCCATTAAACTATACAAATCTCCCAATATTTTTGAACTATTATCAGAAGTAGATGTTGTTATAGTTTCTGCTGCTGATGCCGGAGTGTAAGCTAGTTTGTCTAATATAGAATTTGGAGTCAATCTTTTTATAAGTTCATCACCATGCGCCTTAACAGTGTAACCAGATTCGGGTCCACTAGCAATGCCTTCTAGTGATGCACTAATTTTAGGTGTCCGTTGGGCATCCAATGCATCACCTACTGCATCAGGGGGATTAGTTGCTTTATTACCCCCGATCCCTTGATAGTATGATTCACCACGTTTTTTTGCATTTCCTGCGGGGTAAGGTACACCAACACTAGCAAATTCTTTAGCTAGGTCTAAGATAGCAGCATCTCTATTATTACTTTTTCCTGAAAGATAAGCAGCTACATTTGGCTTAGAAAGTTTAAGTGTGCCCTCATTAAATAATAAATCTTGCGTAGCACTATCCAATACTGTAGTTTTAGTATCCAAATTTAATTTTTTTGCTAAATCTGCCATAGTTTTTGGAGTAAATTGATATTTGCCCACTGCAAAAATTTTGTTAGGATCACCTGATTTCAAATTGCCACGTTTAAGATATTCATCAATTGTCATCTTACTAAAATCTATAGGTTTATCCGAACCTATAATTTTATTACCAACAGTTCCTTTATTATAAGCATTATATCCGGCTGCACCACTTTCATGTTTGGCTATATTAGCAGCTAATGCACCTCCGCCACCTCCACTCATTGGGCGTGCGGTTGCTGTTGCAGGTGATGCTGCAGGGCCTGTAGCTGCTGCTTTACCTGCATTCGTAGATAATATACCAAGTGCTTTTCCTGCATTTGTTGCTTCGGTCGTTAATGATTGAGTTCCTTTTATTAATGGATTAACAGCTTGTACTAATTTATCCATCGCAACTTGACCTGCAATTTCAGTTTCTGTTAATGTGTTTCTAGCTTTTTGAGCATCATCTTGACTAACTACAGTACCTTTTTCACCTTCAGCCGGCTTTCCTATGGCCGCAACAGCTTTATCTTTAGCTGCACCAATATCTTTTCCCACGTTACGCATTGCAAATTCTACACCTTGACCAGCTATGCCGTAAGCCTTAGCAGTAGATTCATTAAATGCCCCTGCTTGACCAACTTCTTTTAATCTTCTTTGAACACCTTTAGCATACTGTTCCTGGTATTCAACTGTTACATCTTGACCCTTCCTTAATTTTTCTACTATTGCAGCTTGGTCAATTTCCAAACGTTCATTAACTGCATTATCTTTAGTTACTGATTCAGTTGCAATTAATGACTGTGCTGCAAGTATTTGTTGCTGGTCACCAGTTGCTATAGCTGCTTCTAAATATTTTTCGTTAGCTTCTTGTTGCTTTCTTAATTGTGCAGCTTTTACCGTATCTCCGGCTTTTTCAGCATCATCTGCCTGCAATGATAACTGACTTTGTTTTATTCTATATTGAAATTGACTTTGTTCTACTGCAATTTTTTCTTTTAATTCTTTAGTACTCTTACCTGTTAATGATGATAGCAATAATAGATTTTCAGTATATTCTAATGATGCTTTTTGCACTTTTCCACTAGTTATCATCTCCTGTGTTATCATAACACCAGATGCTTGCTGATTCTTAATATACTGGGCTTGATTTTCCATCAATTCATCTTGACCTACACCCAATGATTGAAATGCCTGACGTTGTTCTGAAGTTACTTCTGTTAATTTTCCAAACTGAATAATACCTTCACCAACGGTGCTACCTAAACTTAATAAGCCCGGACCTGCTGCTGCTGCTGCTTTAGTAAATACCTGCAAATTATCACTAGAAAGACCTGCTCGGTGACCCATTTCTAAAATTTGTTGTGAAGAAAGAGCACCGGCGGCGCCAAAAGACGCCATCTGGTCAGATGCTTTCAATACATTATCAGTTTGTTTTATTGTTGCAACTGCAGCGGCAGTTACAGCTTTAACAGCCATTGATGCTAACTGACCAATACCCGGAATTAGTTTGACTGCGTTTGCAATTGCATCGCCCATGCTTTCTATACTGGAAGAATACTTACTGAAACTCTTTTCATTCTGCATGAATGCACTGCTAAATTGTTGCAAGGCTTCGTCTGCGCTATACAATGCTCTATTTACGTTTCGTTGTTTTTCTGCTAATTCCTGTTTGGCTTTGGCATCAGCTTGTTGTAATGGATCTAAATCAGCTAAATTCTTTGCAGATGTTTCAAGCCCATTATTAAATCCCGACAGACTGCCGTGAGTATTATTATATGCGTAGGTAAGTTCTTTTAATGTTTCAATGAGTTTTTCATTTGCTTCTTCTTGGGTCATAGTTTATACCAATATTTTAGGGGGTGTTTTTAACCAATAAATAGTTATACTATATATTTAGTATCGGGTAAATATCCGCTAAAATCAAAAGGAACAATAATGCTATCAAATAACCCATTAAAACAATATTTTCGTAGGCCTGCCATTTATCTTAAATTACCCAGTGGCGGGAAAGGATACAGTGAGGGAGTTATTGATATGCCTGAATCCGGAGAGTTACCGGTATACCCCATGACTGCTATTGACGAGATTACTAGCAGAACACCCGACGCATTGTTTAATGGTAATGCTATAGTAGATTTAATTAAAAGCTGCATGCCAGATATTAAAGACCCGTGGAGTGTAACTAATATTGATTTAGATGCTATATTAATAGCTATCAAAACTGCTAGTCAAGGCAATGATTTTACAATAGAATCAACCTGTCCAGAATGTAAAGAATCAGCTAGTTATGGCATTAACTTGATTGGACTATTATCAACCATGAAGCAGGGCGACTATGAAAAAATGCTAGAAGTTGGTGAATTGAAAATCAAGTTTAGACCTCTTGTATACAAAGAGATGAATGAAAACGGGGTTGGTCAATTTGAAATTCAAAAAGTTTTTGCTGGATTGGAAAATCTACCAGATGACGAACGCATTGCAAAGACACAACTTGCTGTAGTAGAAATAACTGAAGTTACAATGAAAATTTTAGCAAAAACTATTGACTATATACAAATTCCTGATCAGAGAATTACTGAAAAAGAATATATTTTAGACTTTTTGCATAACTGTGATAAGAACTTGTATACTCAAATACGTGATTATCATCAAAAAATTAAAGAAGCTACTGATCTAAAGCCGCTAGATGTAAAGTGCATTCACTGTCAGCATGAGTATCTACAACCATTCATATTAAACGCATCTGATTTTTTCGGATAAGGCTTCTACAACTTGATCACGAGGGTGTCAAGAAGCTGATAGATGGTATGGAAGAAGAATGTCTAGATATCAAAAAATCTGCATTTAGCTTATCGTGGTACATGCGAGGTGGTGTAACCTATGAGGATGTACTAAACATGTCCTCTGAGGAAAGAAAACTGATTAATGAATTGATTGAATCTAACTTGGAAACAACTAAGAAAACACAATTGCCATTCTTCTAATCATATCCGTAATTACTCATTTATTAATTCATCTTGGGTTTCTTATTAAAGATGAACTTCGTTCATCTAAGAACTCACTTCGTTCGTTCTTATTCTTTACGGTATAGTATTGTTAGTAACAATATTTGATTGGGAGTATATTGCCGATTAGAAGCCATGGTAGTGCAAATTTGCACCACCAATGAAAAAGGTATGCTTGCCATGACCGTCATCCAGTGTTATCTATTCTCCAATTAGTCGCCTATTTCTGACACTAACTGCTACCGGTTGCTCTGTAAAGTATTATGAGACTGTAGTGAAGCTAACAACACAAGTTGTTTCTTCCGCAACGCACATTCTATGAAATCAAGATAAAGTATTCATAGACTTGTTGAAGGTTCGCTTTGCCGATTGCCTTCTCGGTATATCCATAG